GCCGCACGCCGGGGGAAGAAGGCCGGCGCATTACCCTCCTTGACGAAAGCCGCCCTTGGGGGTGGTATCTGGTCAATCACGCGAAGTACCAAAAGGAGAAAAACCGCGAGGAAAAGCTCGAAGCTGACCGTATTCGCGTCGCAGAAAAGAGAAAAGCAAATAAAATCAATAATGTCGCAGACTGTCGCATTTTGTCGCCTGATGTCGCGTTTGTCGCCCACGCAGCTACAGACGCAGCTGCAACTACAGACAAAAGCAGCGCGATGCGATCGCCTGTGGATAACTCGATCATCGCGCCTTGCGGTTGCTCCGCCGCGCTGCTTGATGTTGAAAATCCGAAACCCAACGGCAACCCCGAGCACTGGAAGCAGGAATTGCGCAAGGTTGGCGTCACGATCGGCACCACGGAGAGCCGGCAAGCGATGCTCGGCTGGATCAGGGACAATATTCCGTGGTCAGGGGTCATCGATGCCGTCCAAATCGTGCGCGACCGTGACCCCAAGCGGGAGAAGTTTCCGGCTGCTTATCTCGATCCCATCGTCCGCAGTCCGCCAAAGCCGCCGGCAGACCTGTGGTGGACGAGCGAAGAGGCGACCACGAAAAAAGGGCGCGAACTCGGCCTGGAGCCTCTTAAGGGTGAAGGCTGGCCGGATTTCCGCGCCAGAATCCGCGCCGAGTTGAACTGAAAGCACGGCGCCTCTAATCGGCGTATCGTTCCGTCCGTGCGAGGCAGAAATTCCTTAGCTACTGCCCTTTAGCACGTTTCCTCCCGCGTTTCGCGGCCGTTAATTCCCTTTCCGGCCCGATCGCGTCATCCTCGGGCCGGCATCGATATCGCAAATCTCCGTGCCGGCCTATTTTTGGGCGTATCCTCGGAATTGCGCGGGCTTTCTCGGTTTAGTGACATTTTCCGGCCTTGACCGCGGGCCGGGGCGGTCTCGCAAATCTCCAGCCTCGGCTTTTTCCTCCCAGCGTCGAATTCTCGACACCACGGCCAATTCCCCAAATTCCAAAACCGCCCCAGGAATCGATTTGTAGGCCCTACAGCGGCCCTACAAGGCGTTTTCGGCTATCCTGCGGCCTGAGATGGCCCGCCAGCATTCAGCAAGCCTCAGCCTCCGACCTCGCCGCGCCGCCGACGCCTTTTTCCTGCGTGTGGACGAAGTAGGGGAGACCGCGCGCAGGTGCGAACGCACGTTGCCGCTTTTCCCGCTGGTGCTGATCCTCGCCGCCGACGGCACCCTAGCCTAGGATGCGCGGCATCTGGCTGAAAGGGTGCAGGCGTGAGCGAAAAATGGTGCGCCAACTGCCAGCAGAAGCTCGCTGCGGCCAAGTTTGCCGCGAACAAGAGCACGTCGGACGGCTTGCAGAGCTACTGCAAGGTGTGCATGGCCAGAATCGTCCGCGAGCACCGGGTCCGCGTTGGAAAGACGCAGCCGGGCCGAAAAGTTGGGCGACCGCGGAAGGTAGCGGCATGATTACTGGCCCCGACGTGTTGCGCATTGGCCAGTGGCTGCTCTGGCGTGTGAACGCAGAAGATTCGGACAAAGGTGCAATCTGGATTCAGCATGACGCTCGCACGCATGACGCCGAGGGCGGGGCGTTCGACGAACAGGCGCTGGCTGAGTTGATTTCCGCGTTCTACCGCGATCATTTCTGATGGGCGCACGATGGCTGACGGAGGCGCAGGTTGCGGCCCATAACGCGAAAGTCTCGGCGAACAGAGCGAATGGAGGGTATGCCCGCGCGGCGGTGTTGTCGGACGCCCGTAGAAAGGAAATTGCGTTGCAGGGGGCGCAGGCTCGATGGTCGGGGGATCGCGCGAAGCCAGCCAAGCGCGCGACACGCAGCGAGATCGAAGCCGACCTTGAGCGGCAAATTACCGAGGCCGGAATCGAAGGGGCGCAGTACGACTGCGTTTATCTCGTGGGGAGTCGTTGCCGCGCTGACATTTTGTTCCAGGCGCAGCGACTCGTCGTAGAAATTCAAGGGGGCTGTCACGTCGTCCGCGCAAAGGCGCACGCCGACATCCGCAAGGCCGCTGAATCTCTGCTCCAGGGCTATCGGCTGCTCCCGGTGGACAAAGATGCCATCCGATCGGGCGACGCAATCCGGTGGATCACCGAACTTTTGAAGTGAGGGGCGATCTACCGCGCAAAAGTTGACTTTTCTACCAATTAGGCAAAAAATGCGCGTATGTTCAAACCTTTGCATGATTATTTGCTGGTGAGACCGGAGAAAACGCCGGAATTCTCGCCGCTAATCGTCATCTCCAACGATCGCATGAACCGCGGCACCGTCATCGCCGCCGGGCCGGGCAAGTGGCTTAAACGCGCGAACGGCGAGGAATCAGGAACGTTTCTGGCCAACTCCATCAAGCCTGGTGACTTCGTTACCTATACCGACCTCGATATCTTCCATAAGTGGCGCGAACGCGACGGGGCGGAGCAGTTTGTCATAATCGAAACAGCAGACGTTACTTTCGTAGTTGATGGCAACCAGGAGCAGCGCAATGCCGCATGATTTGTTCCACTACACGACGCTCGCGCTCGCATTGTTGATGCCGCTTACTCCGTGGATTGTGGGCGGTGCGCTTTTCATCTGGGCCGTGAAAAAATTTTCGTCCTAACGTTTGTGCTATCTATAAATGAAAACAACAACATGGCCCGCTGACAAAGTGGAACGAAGACCACTCGCAACGATCATTCCTTACGCCAAAAACGCGCGGACGCACACCGAAGAACAGGTCAAGCAAATTGCGGCATCAATGCGCGAATGGGGCTGGACAAATCCAGTCCTGATTGACGAAGCAGGAACAATCATCGCAGGTCACGGCCGTATCCTGGCGGCTCAGGTTCTTGGTCTAACGGAAGCGCCTGTAATGGTCGCAAATGGCTGGACTGAGTCGCAGAAACGCGCTTATACCATCGCCGACAATAAGCTCGGATTGAATGCAGTATGGGACGATTCCATGTTGTCGCTGGAATTGACCGATTTGCATGGTCTCGGTTTCGACCTATCAAAAATTGGATTCGGCCCGGATGAATTGATTGATCTGATCGGGACGCCGAATACCGGAGTTGACCCGGACGAGGTGCCGGCCGCGCCGGTGGTGCCGATTTCGCGCACTGGCGATCTGTGGTTGCTCGGTTCGCACCGGCTCCTGTGCGGTGACTCGACCAAGGCCGATGATGTGGCGCGGTTGATGGGTGGGGCGAAGGTGGCGTTATGTCTAACCGACCCGCCTTACGGTATCGATGTTGTCAGCCGGAAATCCGGCAAACTCGGCGGCGAAGGTGGGCCGACTCCTTACGGCGGGACGCGCAATGCTGGAACCATCGGCGGCGCGAAAGCGTACGGCAAGACCGGCGGAAAATTGATTGCTGCGCGCGAATATATGCCGATCATTGGTGACGACAAACCGTTCGACCCGCTGCCGCTACTTGATCTTGCCGCAGAGCAGATCATATTCGGGGCGAATTACTTCGCGTCAAAATTGCCAGATGGAAAATCTTGGATCGTTTGGGATAAGGACGCATCCGGGAACTTTTCAGCGGTTGAGCTTGCATGGACTTCACACGAAGGTCACCTGCGAATGTATCGCCACATGTGGAGCGGGCTGCGGCGCGAGGGAACGCGCGAAGTTGAATTAAATGCGCGGGTGCATCCGACACAGAAGCCGGTCGGCCTGTTCGCCGCAATTCTTGAAGATTTTTCCGCCGATGGCGACGTTGTGATCGATCCGTACCTCGGCTCTGGCACTACGCTGATAGCGTGCGAAAAACTTGGTCGCTCTTGCTACGCGCTGGAGATAGCTGCAATTTATTGCGACATATCGATCCTGCGCTTGCAAACCTACACCGGCAAGCAAGCCACGCTCGACGCAGACGGCCGCACTTTCGCCGAAGTGAAAGCAGAGCGCTGCGAAACGGAGGCTATAGCGTGAGTGACGCATCCGAAACCGTCCACATCGCCAAAAATCCAGGCGGGCGTCCGCGATTTCAGCCGACGAAGGAGCAGCGGCAACTTGTCGAAATGGCGGTCGCCGTTGGGATTCCTCAAGCGCAGATTCAAACGCTGATTCGGCATCAAAGCGGCAAGCCAATTACACAGCACACGCTGAGTAAACATTTTGGAGAGGAAATTCAAAACGCGACCGCTAAAGCCACTATCAAGGTGGGCGCATCGCTGTATCACAATGCTGTAGTGGAGAACAATGTCGCGGCGCAGATATTCTGGTTGAAGACGCGCGCGGGCTGGCGCGAGCGGTTTGACCTTGAAATGACCATCAAGAAACTCGCTGAGGAATTGAGCGATGATGAATTGCTCCGTGTCGCCGCAGGAGGCAGCGACAGAACTTCTGAAGCGCCGAGCGGCACGCAAGAGCCTACCGTCGTTCGTTGATTATCTATGCTTCGGATTTCAATTCGCCTCGCATCACAAATTGCTTATGGCCGAACTGGAAGCCGTGGAGCGCGGCGATACGACGCGCCTCATGGTGCTGATGCCGCCTGGCAGCGCGAAGTCAACGTACGCATCAGTCCTATTCCCGCCGTGGTTCATGGGCCGAAATCCGCAGATGGCCGTGCTCGGTGTGTCAAACACAACTGATCTTGCGGAGCGGTTCAGTCGCCGCGCACGCAATGTTGTCGCCATGCGCGAATACTCGCGCGTGTTCGAAGGAAACGGCCTGCGCGAGGATGTTGCATCGGCTGGCAATTGGGAGACTTTACGCGGAGGCGAATTCTTTGCAGCTGGCATGGGCAGCGCGATCAGTGGGCGCCGTGCCGATCTTGGCCTGATCGATGATCCAATAAAAACGCGGCAGGAAGCGGATTCCGACCGTGTGCGGCAGACTCAATGGGATTGGTACATCAACGATTTTCTTACGCGCCTCAAGCCTGGCGCGCGTCAAATTCTGATACAAACTCGATGGCACGAAGATGATCTCGGCGGACGAATCCTCGAACGCGAAGCGGCGCGCTGGCGCATCATCAAGCTGCCAATGCTGGCGGTTCCTGGCGATCCGCTTGGGCGCGAAGTCGGCGATCGTTTGTGGCCTGAATGGTTCACCGCTGAAATGATTGACACGGCGCGCATGGACACCAGGGCATGGAACGCGCTTTATCAGCAGGAACCTGTTCCAGACGAAGGCGACTATTTCAAGCGCGAAAACTTGGGCGAGTACGATACTCCACCCGATGGATTGCATGTATATGGCGCAAGCGACTATGCTGTTACCGAAGGCGCTGGCGATTTTACCGAGCACGGGATATTCGGCTTCGATATGAACGGAAATCCCTATGTGCTCGATTGGTGGCGCGGTCAAGTGGCATCAAACGTGTGGATAGAAAAACAATGCGACTTGATCCGAGACTGGAAACCGATGGTATGGTTTGGGGAGGCTGGACCAATACGCCGAGCGATAGAACCATTCCTGATAAAGCGCATGACGGAACGCGCCGCATTCTGCCGCTTGGAATGGCTGCCGAGCATTCATGACAAGGAAATTCGGGCGCGCGCGATTCAGGCGATGGCGTGCATCAAGACAATTATGTTGCCAAAACACGGTGGAACGTGGCGCGCAGAAGTGGAAAAGCAATTGCTGCAATTCCCGAGCGGAAAGTATGATGACGCCGTTGATGTATTCAGTCTGATTGGGCGCGGAATGGAATACATCGCGCCGCAACGCAGACCGCAGCAAGCAGCCGAACCTGAGCCTATGGGGTGGATGGCGTAGCCCATGAACACAGATGATCTTTTGCAAGCGCAGTACGACATCACGCGAGACGTGTGGTTGTTCGTCGATGGCCACGCAAGCTATCAATGGCAGTCTGCCGATTTGCCGTTTGCGCTGAAAGAGATTGACGGCGTGAAGTATGCAGATCGCGCGCTGGTAGTGAAGTATGCTGAGGATAGGTTGAATGGCAACGCGCAATTTGTTCCAGCATGGGCAGAAGATGTTCTCGGAAAAAGTGAGCACGTGAAGAGAGTTGACACTGCGATGGAATTGGAAATACTGCGCGCTTTCTTCGAAGC